GTACGCCGTCACCCATTAAATCCAACGCGAGCCTAGTTGGGTGTACTAATGGCTCGTGGGCTCGCAACCTGCTCTCGAGTTCCTGTTGCTCCATCGGTGACAAATCAAATGCCTCCCACACACTGCGCCTAGCACAGTTAGTGATCGGCCTCGCTACTGCTGGTCCTTCCCTCCCAGCCCTATAGACCAGGTCTTCAAAGGCAAACAGTGTAGTGCCCGCAGAACTGCACTTGACACTGCCCCCAGCACGCATCATCATTAGGGCGAATTCCTGTAAAACAGGAACGCCCGAGCACATCGATAGCTCACATTCACCAATGGCCCTAGCCAACTGGTGCCATTTGCCAACCATGTTCCTAACACACACAACATCTTTCGACATCGCGCGTGTGGGATACCTAACCATGCGCCATTCCCCGTCACTAATCTCCACGGGACGGGACTGGCAAAAGTCGATGTGCTCGAAAGACTCGGCGATTTCCATCTTCATGTTCATTCCGTAATGTTCGCCTATGTTTACTGCCTTAACCAACGGCAGATCACGCCTTTCGATGATGACAACTGAATCATCTCCATCCAACAGGATTTCCCCAACAACCCCTGCCGTTCGTAAGACCGACATCAGGATCATCAGGTTCAACACGCAATTGCCAAGCGCTGTGTTAGCATCGCCCGACATGCGTGTGCCTTGGACGACATACTTTATGCCGCCCCTCGTCCGCCCACGATTCTTTCTTTGCCACGAGAGTAACATCTTCATCCTTCGACTGGGTAGAGCTAGATTATAGTAGGAGTGTTCCATATCCAACAATGGCAACACCACATGGGCGTCCCAGGCAGTGGCATCAAACAGCACAGCGACGGGATCTCCGAAGCTACCCCATTTCGTGTGCAACAATCTTGCCCGCTGACTCTGGTTCAAACCCTTAGCGATGTTGCGAGTGGCACTAGGCCCAAACCTCATTCGCTTGTACGTCTCCTCCTCTATACTTTTCAACCCTGCAGCCATCAACGCGAGCGTGTACCGTTTTCCACGATACTGTATCCCGCGCCCAGCTTTGCCGATCTTCAACTTGTCCAGCTCCACTTTTTCCAGCTTTAACATGAAGTCGCTGCCCTGGTTCCTGGTCTCGGCCTTGCAGCAACGGCGACCTTGCGGCCACCGCTTGGTACCATCCTCGAGCCAGGGACCCGCTGCCGAAGCATCAACCAAC